TCTGAAACACAGACTCTCTAAGTCCTAAATGAAATGCCCAATACCTAGAAGAGAAAGCCTGCACAATAGTTCCATCCCTAGAAATACAAACAGCAGTACCAATACGAGCTCTATCATTGTTCCAAATATCTATAGTTCTTTCACCAGAAGGATTACCAACTGTATGGTGTAAATAGATTTGCCTTTTTGGAAACTCTTCAGCTATGTATTGCCCTGGATCTAGCGGATGTTGTACAAGATTTAAATCTTCTAATTTAATTTTAGTCATTACTTATATGAGTTACTTGTTTTACTTATCTTTTAATCACTATTAGTTATCTATCTACCACGTTAATCTTTCTTCTATATGGATCTTTGGATTTACGATTGAACCCTCTTGAAGAATTAGATCTTTTTTCTTTTTTATCTTTTTCCTCTTCAATTCCTAATTCCCATGACTGCCAACCAGCTAGTAGTGCTATACGTTCTTGCATTTCTAAGTCTTGACTTAGCGCATCGTTTACGTTGTTAATTTTCTTTATGACCCTATCTAATGGAATATTAGTTGTTGCAGATATAACATTACCAGCAGCTAACCACGCTGGGTTGTCTAAGCTAAATCCTTTTTGTTTCATTTCGTCTGAATTCCATTGCACTTCTCTAGCGGCTTGGTTTATACGTGAAAGTTTAGAAGCTATAGGTGGAGATAATTTAGTTAATTCAAACGCTACCTTTTCGTATTTAGGTCTATCTTTTTGAGACTCATTGTACACTCTAAGTCCAGCATTTTTAACTACAGCAACTGCAGCACCTGATACACCCATACCTCTTAATACACCATCCGCCATACCATTGCCTAGTCTTACCATCTTCTCTGTCTTCTCATCTTCGTCGTCTAAGTCTGCTGCAAATAATGCTTGCTGTATAGCGTTAAATATAAATCCTTGAACAGCGCCATAATAAATTATCTTAGATATATTAGTTTTAGCATCACCTCTACCTGCCATTAAGTCTTGAGAAGCTTTCTTTATTATTCTAGCATACTGACTAGGCGTGTTAGCAAATGCCAATACAACTCTACCTAGTGGTCCAGATTGTTGCTTTGATATTCTGTCTGGTCGTGATGACTGCTGTGACTCTTCTGCTGTTTCTCTAAAATCTAAGAAAGCTTTTTCTTTAGCTTCAGTCTCACTCATGCCTTGCTTAATGTAGCTTTTAATCCTATTTCTATAAAAAGTAGCGCCGCCAGAAGCGATAGCAAAGCTATCTGCAATTTGTGTAGGAGTAAAACCTTTTTGTAACAAATAAGATATAGCACCTTTTGCTCCGCCTTTATTAGCCATATCGGCAATATCAGACTCGTTTATAGTTATAGTGGCATTGTCTCTACGTTCTTTTAAGAAGTCTGAATTGAATAGCTCTTTAAAGTCTTTCCAATACTGAGGTTGGTTAGCAAAAGCTTTACCAGCGGCAAGTATATTATTGTCTTTGAAGTTTATAAAGTTAACAGCCGACAAAGTCTGTAACACAGCTGATCTAGTATTTAAGAACATGATCGCACCAATACTACCGTTCAACCAGTCCATCATTCTACCTGTTGTAGAATCACCAGCATAGTTTCTATTCTTACCAGACTTCATACGCTGAAGCATGTTTTCCAAAGCCTCTCTATAGGGCTTACCATGTATAGCCTGTAACTTGTTTAAGTTCTTTTCAGAGAATATAGCATCTACATTTTGTTGCCACTCTTCAAGATGCTTGGCTCGCTTTGTGCCGCCAAGTCCATCCATTAAGTCAGTGGTAATGCTGCCTGCTAACCAATAGTCTTTTGGCTTTGGATAACCATCTCCTTTGTTTATTTCTATAAGTTGATCTGCAAATACATTCAAGCTAGCATCTGACTCTACATATTTAATCATGTCTGCTAAGTCAGCTTTACTTAAACCAGGTATATCCATACCTTGCTTATTCCATATATACATACGTATAGCCTGCTCCTTAGTGAATCCTTCGCCTTCTATTTTCTTTCTAAGATTTTTAGGAACAATCCCTAGTTTATTTTTGAGGGCTTTATAATCTGCAGCTAATGAAACTCTTTCTGAAGATATGTTGTTCATAGCTCTAGCGTATGGATCAAGCAAGTTCTTTTTATACCACGCCATTTGGTTATCACCAAGCTCTCCTTTTGCCAGTGTACTATATAGTAACCCAACGAAGTCATCTGCTGATGGTGGAATAAACCACTTGAATTTACCTTGGCTTGATCCAACTACTTCTGCTTTAGCTTTTGAGTATGTTTTCTCAGATGCAATACCAGATTTAGCTTCTAAGATGTCATTCATTTCTTTATCCATCTTATCATATATATCTTTGTATACAATGCGCTCTTTAGATTTAACATCTAAGACTTTCATTGCATCTTGAACAGCTTTCACATTCTTATATGCATCATCTGTAAAGTAAAAATCATTGTAACCTTCAGCGGCTTTATCAACCATCCATTGTGCCTTAGCTTCAGGCGCACTGTTAGCTAAGCCAGTTATATTTTCCAATGGGATCTCATAACCAAGCCCTTTTAAAAACTCATATATTGCCGATGCTGAATTAGCAGGTCTAGCAGTTAACACAAACACATCTTTGTTACCAAACTTCTTTATAGCTTTATCTAGCTTCGCAATTAAAGGACCAGGCTTACCATCAACAACTTTGCTAAAATCGCTAAAGTCAAATGTTGCACCTTGTTCTAGTAAGTCTTCTCCAGTTTTTGCAAACTCAGTGGCATCAATTTTAGTTTCAGTACCATCGGGCATTGTTACACCGACCATGCTTTTAGTAGTAGCAAGCGTGTCGTCAAAATCAAATACAGATATACCTTTTATAGGCGCTTTATTATTACGAGCATTACGCAAAGCCTTATCATAATTATTTAGATTGTTTAATACTTGATCATTAGTTTTACTAGCTTTACTAATTATACCGCTTGGCGTTTTACTTATGTTTGATTTAGATGCTTTAGATTTTCCAGCTGTTGTTTTTGCATATTTAGCACCGTATTCTCTCATTTGGTCTAAAGTTGTATCTCCAGAAAACAACTTTCTTACCATTTCTTTTTGAACTTTAACTGGAACAGATTTATTACCGAAAAAATATTCACCTAGGGTCTTATTAGCTGGCACATAAAATAATCTATTAAGATCTATGTCAGACTCAGTATATCTAATTATGGAAGCTAGACCTTGATCTAGCTTTAGCTTTCCGGTTATTATATCTTCTAGTCTGTCTAACAATGCGTCTGGCGGAGTTTTCTTATACTTGACATTAACCATGTCATCTAGCTCTTTGGATATAAACCCTTGCATTGATACTGCTCTAGCTATGTCTATAGCTTCTTTTAAGTATCCATTTTTAACTCCACCAAGAAGCAATGTAGCTACTAAGTTTTGAGGCATAAAATGCTCTTCAACACCTTTTACATCTGTTATAGGCTCTTCTGTTTCTATATCAACTTCGTATACAAGTCTAGGAAAGCTAGATCTTGAAAAGTGTTTTTGGCTATTAGCTGCTTGCCTTACTATCTCCTGGAATGCCCAAAAGTCATTTTTATTTCCTGGCTTTTTTAAATACTTATCAACTGCTTTGTAAAAATCTATCATATCTTCAAACCTTTTAAATTCTAACTCTGCAAAGTCAGATTTTCTAGATTCTTCTAGATATTTTTTAGTTAATAACTTTTTCTTTGTATACGAATAGTTATCAGTTGATACTTGCTCTTGTCTTATGAGTTTATCTTTATCTATCTTTATGTTATTGGCCCATCCTTGTTGAGTGGCAAAAACAGCTCTGTCTAATCCAAATGTAGAAGATATTCTTAACATTTCATGAAACTTTGGATTTTGCTCTAAGAAATTATTTAATACTCTACTTATACCTTGAATAACTGTTTCGCCTTCAAAAGCAGCTATACTTTCAGGTAGTTTTTTATTTCTATCGTATATGGCTTTTTGTTCATCAGAGTCTTTGGTGTTAGCTGATATATTCATCAGCTCTCTAGCTTCTTTTCTACTTATATTAAGTGTAGTAACTATTAAATCTTCGAACACCCTGGTTTTTAGCATGTCTTCTCTAGCGATAGCAGCTGCTTTCTTAGGAGAAATGCTTAGCATAGCTTTTCGCTTACCAGCAGCAGCACGAGCTACATCTTCTTTAGCAAAGTTAGACGTACCCATCTCTTGTCTAATTAGAGTGTTAGCAGCAAGTGATGAATATGTTTTAGCCATACCTTTTAATAACTGCCCTATAGGACTACGTAGTTCACCTTTAGGTAAGACATTTAATTCCCCTTTTGGTGTTATACCTATATCAGATTTAATCTTGTCTATAGTCTCTTTAGTAACTACGCCTCTAAATTCTGGTTTCAATCTTTTTACAGGTACTTGACTAGTTAAACCTTTACTTCTACCTTTTGGGCTGGTAAGCCTACCAGTTGGATCTATAAAGTCTTCATAAAAATAATCTAATATTCTCTTAGGTAAACCAAGGCCAGTACCTTTAACATCTTTAGGCGTATCTAAGGTTTCTAATCCTATTTGAGTTTCAGGTAAAGCAATGTTAAACTCAGGAAGTATTTTAACAAACTTGTCTAAGTTGTCAGCCTTGAAGAAGAACTGCTGTATAGCTCTAGCCTCATTGACAGAGCCTAGATTAGCAGCAGACTCAGTAATCTTTTTAGCAGGTATACCAATGGCTTGCTCTCCAATCTCACCAGCATATTGCTTTGTAATAGTTTTAAATGTTGGCTTACCTTCAGGCTTCTTACTTAGTGTGATAGTTCCTGGTACACCAGTAAACTTCAATGGATTTATAGTTGGCTTTTCTTTTATTCCAACTTCTTCTTGTGCCGTAACTTCTTGCTCTACGTCTGCTATTTGCTTTGTTGATTCATCTATTCTAGTTTCTTGAGATTTACGCTGTGACTCTTCAAATAATTTCTTTTTAGCATCGAGTTTACCAAATGCTGTATTAGCAAATATAAACTCACCAAAACCCTCAATACCAACTATTGATCCATCAGCGCGCTTGGCTTGAGGATCAAATGCCATAAGCCTATCAACTACAGAATCAGTTGCAGCTTCAGCCTCTTCTATGCTAGAAGTTCTTGACCTAATGTAATTATTAATAACACCACCTGGAAATGCAGTGGCATTATAGACCTCGTTAAATACTCTTGCATCTGCAAAGTCTTCTTTCGTGTTAACATTTTCAGGCACTAAATTGTTTATTTCTTCTAGTACCGTTTTAGAAGTCATTGCTTTTCTTTCAGCATCTACTTCTGTATCAGCAGTGGTTACAGCTCCTTGCTCTAATGTATTTTTAAGCTTATTACTAAACTCTCCTTTGTATACAGACTTGTTGAAGTCTTTTATAAAAGAAAATACATCTTTACCAGAATTGAATTTATATCTTCTATTAGGTATAACCTTATCTAATACAGACTTTATAGCATTACCTACTTTATCTAATGCAGTTTCAGAGATTATCTCAGAGTTAATAAAACCTTTAGACATGGCATCGGAAAGAGCCGTTAAGAACTCTTCGGATTGTACATCTGTGCTTTGATCTTTGTAGTTTTCTAATACAGCGGATATATAACCTCCTTCACCTGCTATGCTAGGACTTAATTCATCTAAGAAACCTTCTAAGCTATTCTTCATTTGATTAGCAAGCTCTGGGTTTTTCTTAAATGTATTTTTCAAGACTACGTGTAGCAACTCGTGTTGAGGTGCTGTTATAGCCTTTGTCTCTTTAGATACATCGCTATTAATAAATATTCTAGAAGATCCATCTTTCATTTCTACCACGAAAGCATCTGACTGCTCTATATCACTGTCTGATGGTATATTTTCTACTTGCGACTCTATTTCTTTTACTTTGTTTTTTATTTTATCAGTTGCAGAAAGCTCATTGTCTTTTTCAAAGCTTTCCATAAGAACATTAGATTCTGTACTCGCGTTTAAATCATCTATTATTTTCTTTACGTTTTCAGAAGTTCTAGTTTTTATAGTTTCTCTACTAGCCGCTACTTCTCCTTGTTCTAATTTGTCGTCTATTTCTTTTATTTGTTTGTCTATGCGCTTAGTATATAAAGGGTCTTTGCCTTGCTTTTGCCTCATTAACCCTTGTTTTTGTCTTAACAAGTCTAATTCTTCTGGTGTTGCAGATTCAGGAGAAACATTTATTGCTAGCATTAGATCTGAAGCATATTCCAAAGCTTTGTCATACTGATCATTTAGCTCTTTCCACTTTGCTTTTCTTTCAGGAGTTCTAGCTCTATCCATTCTTAATTGAGCTTCTCTTTTTTCCTCCTTCATTTGCTCTATTATTCCAGCTCCATTCTCTCTGTATGCTCTATATATAGCGCGTTTACTGTTTTTTAAATCTGCGCTTAATCCGAATGGTGCAAGAACTTCTGTCAATAGTAAAGTTCCTGCTACTATTTGAGATTGAGACTCGACGTTAAGTAATTCTCCTTTTCCTTTAACGCCTACGGCTAGCTTTGCTAAATCACCAAGGCCTGCTTCTACTTCTTCTTCGCCTATTTCCCCTATAGGTCTTATTATAAAAGCATTTGCTGCTGCTTTTATCTGCGCTTTATTTGTAGCTGATTTTAAGTTTTTGCCTAATGCAACAAGCGCGTTTTTACCTACAGATCCACCAAATAAATTAGCATCTGGCATTATGCCATTAGCTAATCCAGTTGCGGTAGATTTAAGAAACCCATATGTAATAGCTTTGGCATCACTCAAACCCATTTCTTTACCTTCAAAGTAAGAATCTATAGAAGTCATTCTAGCACCTGCCTTCATCTGAGCCAGTCTACTAGTTGATAATTTAAACCTGCCTAACTGAGCAGCAGTACCGGTCGATCTAGCCCCTCTGCTAGCTATAATGCCTATTACAAATGGAAGCATTTGGGCAGTTGTTTTAGCTGCATTCTTGGCTTTAAATCCATCTCCGAAATCAAATGTGAAATCTTCAGACTTAGTTACGCCTAGCGGATTGCCGTCTGATATGTATTTTTTAAACATATCTAGCATTAAATCTCCACCAGTATAAACGTCGTCTGTTTTTTCTTTTATACCAACATCTTCTAGCAGCTCTGTGACTGCGTTGCCAAATAAAAAACCAGTACCAATAGTAGACTTTATAGGCACTTTAGCTAACTCTTGTAATAAAGTGGATGAAGCATCTTTAGAGACGTTAGTAAATCCACCTTTTTCCATTTCTCTATTTAAGTACTTTTCGTACTCATCTGTCATTTCAAAGTTGTTATAAAAAACGCTTTCAGCAGCATTAAAGTCGTACTCTGTCTGTAGTTGAAAAACCTTGCTGTTGTATTCTTTATATTTATTTTGCGCTTCTTCTTCAGTCATTTGCGAAAAGTCTATACTATTAAACTCTTCTGTGACTTCGTTTATTCTATTTGATAAAGCTTTGCTTTTAGCTTTTGTTATTAAGTTTTCTTTAGAATCAATAGATCCAGTTAGCGTTAGTGTGCTTTCATAATTTGCATATCTATCTAACTTTTTCTCGTCTTTAGATATTTGTTCTATTAATTCGTTTTCTACATCTTCTTGAAGCTCTATTTTTTCATCTTCAGGAACAAATGTTATAGCAGTGACATCGCCTTTTGTAGCTGTCTTTATATTTTCTAAAGCTTTCTTTGTGTTTTGATATTTAGTATTTTTAAGCAATAGACTGCTTGGGCTTACTTGCTCTTCTTGTTGTAATGCTCTATATGCAGATGCTTCTTTGTGATCTAAGTAATACTTTACTTTTTTTATTTCTTTTTCAATAGCTTTAGCTTGCATGTCTTTAGCCATAGGGCTAAGTACTTTGCTTGCTTGTATTTCTTTAAGTTGAGAGTTGAGCTCTTGATACTTAGGATTAGTAGACAAAGCAAAGTCCATTGCTTTTTCTTCGTCTGTTCTATTTATAGATTTTATATCTTCTTCACTAAGCTCAAAGCCATACATGCTAGTGATAGGTGACTCCGATGAAAAATCTCCCAAGTTGGAGACCATATCGTCTATAGATCCTGTGCTTGTCTCCGTCTTCACGGGATCTGTTATCTTTTTTGGCATATCAATTATGCCTCTATCAAAGTCTCTTAGTTTTATTAGTATATCTTCTTTAGAGAAGCCTTGATCTGCTAGATATTTAATGTACTCTTTTTTGTCCATTATTGTTATTATTTATTTCACCAATTGATTAACTAAAGAGCTGTTTTCTTGTTGTTGGTTTTTAAATCTTTCTTCAGCTTGTTTTAACTTGGAAACAATATTTGCTTTGTATTCATCACCATATAAACTAGACGTCTTTATAACCCAATCTCTCCATTGTTTCATATCTGGATTCAAAAATAAATCCATAATCTTTTCATCTGAAGTAACTGAAGCTATCATGAACATGTTGTATCCATCACTCTTTAATGCTTCTCTACTTTTACCTTTAGCTCCAGAGGTTTCAGTTGCGTCATAAAATTCTCTCATAGACTCAGGATCGTATATATTATAAACATCAGAAAAGGTAACATCTTGTTCTCCACCTGAAGGTAGACTAACTTTCAATCTAAAGTCGCCCATTTTTCTATTAGCTGTAAAGTCGTAGCCTAATAGTTCCCAATCTTTTTGGTTTATTTTTATTCTACCAGGCAAAGAAGACGTTTCTGGTAACACACCGCCACCAACTGATGTTCTAGAAAAATCAGATAATTCTTTCATTGCTGTTTCTACTTTAGTAGCTTGAACCTGCGCGATGGCATTATTGAAATCTCTTGTTTTTGTTTCTCCTTTAGATGGTGATGGCGTCCTTGGCAATGAAGGTGGCTTTATTGGTTGAATGTATTTACTTTTTAAACCTTTAGATTTTAATTCTTTTTTCAAACCTTCCCTAATGGCCGTTGATCTATATGTTGAAAGAGCTTCGTCTATGTTATTTTTATCTTCTATAGACATTTCGTTAAATCTCGCTTCACCTAAAACTTCTTTTATAAGTCTTTTTCTTTCAGATACATTGTTTAACGGAATATCTAATAACATAGATAATGCTTCCTTGCTATTATTGTTATTATTTTTAATGTCTATTTCTTGGGCAGTATCGATCAATAGCTTACCACCTGATTGTTCTAATATCTTAGCTTTTGTTGCTTCATCGCTTATAGAATCTAACTCATTATTGTAAAACTCATCTTTGGTTTTCTTGCTCATGTTAGCTACTGTATCTTCTAGCATTTTATCGATGTACTCTTCTTGGTATATTTCTTTTCCATTTTTATCTCTACTAGCATAGCCTTTTGTTATAGCATTATTAAGATCAGTCATAGTAGAGCCATATACTTTTATTACAGTCTCATCCCAAGCTTCATCTATTCTTTTTCTAGCCTTTGGATCATTACCCGCTATTATCATTTGTAAATCATCTTGATCTAGAACTTTTCCATCTTCTGTTTTTACTTTAAAGCTATATTTGTTATTTTTATCGTATTTAAATTCGTAGTTACCATTGTCCAATGCTCTCTTGACTTTCAATAAAGGATCATAATATAAGCCGCCTTTGTCTAAATCTTTTTCTAAATCTATTTTTTCGCTATATACTATATCAGCTATATCGCCAGCGGTTTTAGCTGAAGCAGAAAAAGCAGAAGAAGCAGTATCAATTTCTGCTTTTGTTTTTTTAATCAATTTGGGAGCTCCAAATGCGTCTGTGTCTTCTGATACGGTTCTACTCTCTTTTAAAAAGTCTTGAGCAGCTTGCTCAGCTTGCTTTATCATATCTGCTGTGACATTCTTGCTTTTAAGTATAGCTTGTCTTTGTCTTTCAGCTTTGAGCTCTAAACTATCATTGTATTCTTCGAGATCTTTTGATTTGGCCTCGTAATATTCTATTGCATTGGTATATTGAGTATTGAAACTTTTTTGAAAAGCATCTGTAAATGCTTGCGGGTTTCCTATTCCATACCATCTTGGATTACTATAACTCATTTTATTTATTTTTACCCTGTAAAACCAAGTTTATTAAGATCACCTGTATAATCCATGCTACCTGCTTGACCACCAAACCCTGCTCCAAGCCCAGCTCCAAGTGCAGATCCTGCACCACCTAATGCAGCTTGCGTGTATTGCATTTTTGCGAATTCTGCTTGTCCCATAAGCGCTGATGCTCTATTTAGTTTTGCAATATCTCTAGATTCTTGCGCTGCAAATCCAAATTGAGCTGCTCCAGCTCTTGCTGCATCTACTCTTCTTCCTTCTTGCAATATTCTCCTTTGTCTAGATTCTTCTCCTTGAGCTCTCAACATTATATTTCTAACTTCCTGCTGTTCTAATTGTGCAGCTATATTGAGCTTACTTTGTAAAGCTTGTCTAGCTAACTCAGTAGCTCCACCAGATCCAAAGCCACCACGTAATACTAATTGTCTTTGATTTTCTAAAGCTTGATCTGTTTGTTCTGCTTGCAATCTTGTTGCTTCTGTAGATACCTGCAAGTTAGCCATTGTGTTTTGTATTTGACTACTTCTATCTTGTATGAACTCTGACAAATCAGGTATTGCTTGACGATTAGCCTCTAATTCGGCTATCTCCTTCTCATATCTTTCAGCCATTTCTTTTTGCTGCATAGCCATGTAGCCAGAAGATATAGCCTGTATTAAACCTGCACCTGCTTGTGCTGCTGCCATTGCTAAAAAATTTCCCATATTTATATTTTTACTTGGTTAGACACTGCATATAACTCTACTTTTTTACCATTACCAGTAGCTTCGTGATATAACATATCTACTTCTAAGTAGTATCCTTTTATTCCAAGAGTTGTATTTAGTGTATTTCTATTAAATGTTGCGTTATAATCTGACGTTAAGTGCAAAACTTCTTGCTTTAGCTCTTTGTAGTATTTACTTTCTTTGAGTTCAAAACCTACATCTATAGACACGCCATTAGCATCTAATATAGTCACACCTTTCTTAGGTATTTTATATGCTAGTTCTCTTTGCTTGCTATAAGTAGAGCCAGGCTTTGAAACACTCTCGGCTTCTGCTCTGTCCATGCTCCAGTCTTCAGTACCTTCGTAACTTATAGTCATAAACGTTTTTATATCGCTCGGACTATCGTTCATAACGAAAGTAACATAAGAAGGATCGTTATACGTGCTTTCATAAAAGTTGTTATAAGTAGCAGATTCGTATTGCTTATACAAGTTAACACTATTAAATGTAAAGAACTGATTAAGCATACTAAATCCAAAAGTAGGTTTATAAGTATAAAAACTAACCCATCCTTTAGATTTTTCTGAGTATCCTAAAGTTAAAAAACCATTTTCATCAGTAGTTGTAGCAGAGTTGGTTTGTGTTTTTTTGCCTCCTTTTAATTCACTATGCTGCAATGAAACAATGTATTGTCCAAATCTTTCATCGTACATACCGTACACTCTTCCTTTTTCTGCTCCTCCAGCTGTATTTATTCTAGTCTTTTCTAAATTATCTCTAAAGAAAGTGCTCATACCTTGATCGGATATTTCTTCTAATCCATTTTGAGACAATCTAAGTACTGCTGCTCTGTTCTTATCTACGAAATATTTTCTATGAGCATATACTGCAAAGCTTTCAGGGTTATCTGAAATACCAAACCTACCAGCATATGCTGATATTTGTCCTATTACGGAATCTCTAGACACGCCTAGTGAAGTTCCTTCCGCCGTAAATATAGCATCCTTGTCTATTAAAGCTTTACTAACTTTGTGCTCTTGAAATATATTTAAATTAGTATCTTCAGAATATAAAAGCTGTATTGCTCCATTAGCTGCATCTAAAGATTTAGTTATACTTTTAGCTATAGAGAATTGATTAGTATTATTTATATCTGTTTTAGAATTATAAATATCAGAGTGTATCATTGTATTTACTCTTCTATTTATAGCATAGTCTTCATCTACCATATAGGCCCTGGCTCCGTAGTCTGTAGATGTACCATTGAAGTCTCCTTTTATTCTAGATTCTTCTACGTGCCAATAGCCAGTATCGTTAGATCCTGTAAGGACGAATGAATTATAATAACTTATTTCTATTTGCTTAGCCATTTGTTTTGTTTGTTTTAACCACCAAGAATATCTCTGATTCTTTCAAGAAGACTTGGATTACAATCTTCTGTAGGATCGAAGTTAATAATAGAAGAAACAGAATCAACAATACCGTCGCTTCCTATAGTTGCTACTTTTCCTTTTAAAGGATTTTTGCTTACAAAGTAAAAATACTCACCTTCTGGCATAGTCTTTTGTAAAGAGTAATCAGTATAAACTATATGATCTACATCTATATTTAACCAATTTTCAAACGTGCTAGGGCCAATGACAGCAGCGAAGTTAGTAGCATAATACGTTGCGGGGCCTCCTCCTACTGCATCGCATAGATTATCTATAGTTTGACCAGCTGTTCTTACTAGTTGTCCTTCTTTTATAGTTATCGTGTTTTCATCTATGCGTACTGTAGCTGTGTCTGTTAATCCATATTCATCAGTAGCCGTTAGCGTTACAGTTCTATCGGCATTGCTACCAGCGAAGAAGGTCTCTGCGTTTGCAATATCCCATAAACCAGTAGTTAAAAGCTCATAGCTGCCATCTACGATATTGTCTAGCTTAAAATATTTATTAAAAGACGTATCACCAAAAGTAAAAGTAGGTGTTACATTTTTATACTTGTTAAAAAATCCGCTTGGCTTTTTACTTCCATTGTCTATGGAATTATTGGTATATATAACTTTAGAGTTTTCTCCGCCATATTTTGTTATCTCTATAGGACTAGAAGGAGCTGTTATATTAGGAGCTGCATTGTAAACGATAGCTTGTATAGTCTCATGATTTGTTCCGCCAGAGTCTGTTACAGAGATTCTAACATCGTAAACATCGTTTAAGTCATTTCTAAATGCAAATGTACTAGCAGTCTTCAACTTATAAGATCCTGATTCTAATGCTATCGAAAAGTCAGAAGTATGATCAACACCATCGCTAACCCTTGTTACCTTGTCTAGTGCAAAAACAAAGTTACCGTCACCAGATCCATTTTGATTTGCACTTAACGTACCAATAACTGTTCCAGAAGTGGCGCTTTCGTAAAAACCCGCCTCCTTAGTACTTATCTGTAATGGGTTTAGAGTATCAGGCTGCGTTATGTCTATGTCATCGGGTAGATCTCCTACGCCTAATAATATTTCGTCCATTAAGTCTGACACTAGCCCGTTAGTAGAAGTTTCATAGTATATGTCAAGTTTAGATTTAAAAGGTTCCGTTTCAAAAACAGAAAGACCTTCGTAATATTTACTAAAAACTAATTTATCTGCATCTTTTACCGTCTGTGGACTGGATAAGTTTATCTCTTGTTGCGAAGCAAAAGTATCTTCTACTTTAACATCAGTGTGTAATGCTAAGCTAGTGAAATTAACAGAGTAACCATTTAGTTGATCATTGATAATAGTTGCTGCATTTCCAAGTTGGTCCGCGTCTAAGTTGAATGAAATTGATTTAGTCTTGTCTGTTCTAGCAAAAAACACATTAGCTTTGTTATTACTGGTACTTCCAGTATATGCTTTCATGTTTTGTAGTTCTGCTACTAAAGGGTTTTTATCTTTACCATACACGAACTTATAAACAGTAAAACCACCAGTTCCAGATTTATTATCATCTCCAGAAATATATAAGTTTTGCTCGTATGCTGTGCCAAGGCTTATTACCTCTGTGAGTTCGTGATATGAATCATTTGTTTTAGATTCTCCTCTATCATCAGGTGGATTATTGAGATGAGATCCTACAAGTTTAAATATAACTTTAGGATACAACCTAACGTCGGAACCCATTGTTCCGTCTCTATTAAGATCCGTATCATTTAAAGATCTTGGAACTTTGTTTACGTTATCTCCATGTAAAAACAACCAACTACGACCTCCAGTTAATGTGTCTTCTGGTTGCTCTGTTATATTGTTCCAACCATCAAAGGTATGAGGTGCATATATATTATAGTACTCTTGCTCTTGTTGTTTTACTACTATTCTATATGAATACCACCCATGAGGATTATAAGGTATGCCATAAGATACGTCTGCTTTGAATTTACTCTCGCTTGTTAGTTGTCTATCTTGAAAGCTTATAGCTAATGAATTACCATAGCAGTCGTCAGTTGCATTCCATTTACCATCCGCATTTAAAGCGAAATCGCTTGTAACCTCAGGAGCAGTTATTGTATCCGCATCAACACTTTTATTGGAAGAAAGTATAACTGGAGATTGTCTGCCGAATATATCTGAAAAAACAATACCTACTTGATACGTTCTTCTTTGCTTTAGCGTGTGGTATTTATATATGCTATTCATCCATTGCTTTAATCCATATAAATATGGAGCGGCAGCTGGACTTATTTTACTAGCTTGATCTACAGTACCTTTAGTTACTACATCTACTTTGTAGTTCATACCTTTATTACCTTTAGTATCTACAGGATGCGCGTAGTTTTCTACATAGTTTCCAAATACTAGCCTATTGTTAACAGTGTCTAACGCTTTGGCAAGTATAGGAACTTGATCATATGTTCTGCTTATTTGATCTTCTGGCAATAATTGTATTGGCTCTGAAGAGTTATAAGTATATTTAAATACTTGTCTATAATATAAAGAACTAGTACTTTTAGGTTGAACAGTGTATACTTCTATTTCACTAGATTCTATATCTGATATAGGTATAGATTTGACTAGCTTAAAAGACGTACTGTTAGATTCTTTTAGTAGTATTTCTATTTCTTGTATATGGTATGGATTCGTATATGTACTACCAGGTGATGTAGTAGCAAATTCGTTTTTATTAGGCAAAGGTATTCTAAGATCAACTTTGTTGATTCTATTCTGCATAATATCTACTATGCCTTTTTTGTATATTTCTTTCTTACCTGTTAAAACCTCAGGCTCGCCAGATGTTGCATTTTTTTCATTGTCATTGCTACTATTAGTTATTAAGCCAGAATTTAAAGGCTCGAATATTGACTGAGTAAATGGAGCAATCAAAGAATATTCCCCATCGTCGTATCTATATCTGTAAGAAAATCTTATAAATCTTTCTTTCATATACTCAGAGTAATCATCGCTAGTGTCTCTACTAGTACCTGCTGTACCTGCGTCGTTATGCAAGAATATAGTTTTATAAGGAGCGTATTTAGCTACACTTACTGTTTCTTCACAGTCATAATATTGATCTTCGTGAGATACGTAATTTTCTAAAGCCGTGTTTATATTTATTTTTCTTGGTTGATTCAAGTTATCAGTCCAAAACAATAAATTATCTATAATGCTTACGCCTGTTATTAAGTGGTTCTTACTGAAATTCAGCCAAGATCCAAAAACCAAAGTACTATTATTTTTTGTTTCTAAGTCATATAGTATTATAGCGCAATGCTCTTCAATGTCAGCACTGTAGTTTGATGTTCCAGCTTTTTGAGCTCTAGTTATTGATCTTATATCATCAGTAAAAGAGTCACTAGTGAAGTTAGTTATAAAATATACTACTCTTTTATTTCTTAAATCTTTGCAGTAGCCTATAACTTCATAACCACTACCAGTTAACAAAGTAGATCCATCGCCAGTTAAGTCTGGTGCTATGACGCCATTAACTTTTAAATTGCCTAATACATTTTCAATGGCACCTGCATCAGAACCTTCAGATTCTATTATATGAATATTCTGAGCTTCTCTATACTCTCCTTTAGGTATTAACCTCTCATCGAGGTCTTTGTTCATTCTACCTCTAGTAAAATTCTGTTTAATTTCAGGCATTTAATTAATGTTTAATATGTTTACTCTTACCTCTCATCACGTTAATCATTTCCGTAGTATTGAAATTATACAACCTTATCTTTGCGTTGCGCATTGCAGCGAACCTTTCTTTTTGAGCTCTACGGATTTGATATTCAGGTATATTTAATTTAGTTGAAAGTATAGCGTGATATACATATTTGTACAGCGCATCTTCAGCAAGCTTAGATACTTTCATTTCTGCATCTGTACCTAATCCATCTGATATATATTTAATCAATATAGTTTTACCAGCCATGTCGCTAGTAAATCCAAATTGTCCATTAGCCTCATCTACTACAAACATACCATTTGAGTTTGCTCTAGCAGCGTCGATGCCGTATCTACCGCCTCTATTAAAAACTCTATTAGCTATATAGTGAGTATATAACCAGTAGTCGTCGTCTTTTAAATTACCACTAAACGTATATAAATCAAAATCTTGAAATCTAGTTTGAGTAACAGATGGATTTATTTCAGTAACCTTACCGTCACTGTTAAATAAATAGTTACCATCATCATCCTGCGCCACAGATTGAGATGGTCTACTAGTAAGTTCTCTCGTTGGAAATATAGGATGCTCAAGTCCAGCTGTATCTACCCAAGATAACATCGTATACTGCACGTAATCTTGTGGCATAGGCAAAGTTAAAGTTGGTGGAACATCTACTTCTTGTATCTTTTCTATCTTAGATATATCGTAAGAAAACTCTTGTATACCTCGCTTAGCGTGGAACAATATGTCTGATCTCCTAACCTTGTTCAATACCTTGCCTTCTCCAGTGTAGCCATACATGAAGTTATTCACAAAGTCCTCTAGTGTTATATATCTATAATCGCCTAGCGATCTATCTACAAACTTTACATTTACTATAGAACTTAAAGCTGGTTTACCAGAGCTAAAAGTAATTAAGCCTGTCACAGCATCATAGCTGTAATTAGCTTGATCGACCTCTACTCCGTCATCTTCTATGATGAATCCATCGATGCCATTTGGTAAATCTTGTACTGTTAGCTGGTATTCTCCGCTAGTAACTTGAGCAGAAGTAGTTGTAAACTTTTGACTCAGGCTATAATATTGTTCTGCTGTAGTTGTTCCTAGTAATCCCATTTTTTATTATTGTTGTCTTTTATTCATCGCATCAGCCGTAGCTAACTGAGTTACACCTTGTACTATTGATGGATCTTTGATTATTAAACCTGCATACCCTAGTATAGAAGATATTAAGTTAGGCTCTAATGATTCGTGCAGCGTGAAATCAGTTGAACCTTGATTTGTAGTAGCGTACAAGTCTTGAATCCTAAGAGTCATAGTGACGGCGTTAGCTGCTCCAGTTAAAAACGAATCAGTGAAAGTAATAGTGTCTCCATTTTTAAATCCAGTACCTACTCCTTTTATTTCAACATTTCCTATGCCTAAGCCCGTAGCAACTAATTCTATGACAGCACCATCTCCGTCTCCACTTGTTGAAACTCCAGTAGTTGTTCCAACTGTTGCGGTGTAAGTGCCTGGCGTTATACCAGTTGCGTTAGTAGTTATTATGCCTATTGACTTGCTACCAAGTATAACACCTCCATCAACAAATGGATTAGCATCGTAAATCTCTGTACCATATTGTGCATTAACGGTGTATCCAAATCTAGGATCACTTGGTTTTGCAACATAGTTAATAGCTACATTCTCTGTAATACTAGGATCAAAAACAACTTCAGTTGCCTCTTGATAGTAAATAGGAAAAGTACTTGATGGTTTAGTTAAAGGAGATGATTTTAAAAAAGGTAATCTTACTTTGTCTACCTTCTCTACCTTTAACCCGTGATTACGCATGGTTACATCTAATATTCTGTACGCATCTGTAGGTACAGTAACCTTGCCACTTGATGGAGTTAATGTAGCAGACTTATAATGTTCATCTATCTGCTCTTGTATTTTCTCTGCTAAATCAGCGTAACCTTCGTTCGTCCGATTTATGTTTTCAATATTTAAAAACTGGTTGTACTGATAAAACAAACCATCTAGTAATTCTAGCTGGGCTTGTCTTGCTAAGTTATTGAACTCATAAGGTGTTAAGTAACCTCGTTCTTCTTTGTTCAATATTGATAAAACGGATTTGTAAACTTTATTTACGTTGATAGCCATAATTCTTTTTTTGATTATAGCCTAAGGGCGAGTTGCCCCGCCCTTGACTACATTAGTTATTTTAGTTTTTTCTCGACAGTTTGGTAAATTTCAATACCATCATCTGTCTTAAAATATGCGGCCAATGCCGAGTATGGGTTTTCATCAAATGGTACAGTGATTAACTTTCTACCATTACTTCCCCATTTAAATGTTCGTTGATCTTCAGATAACTTAATAATGTTTTGCTCAACAGCTTTAATGCCTATATTCCTAATGTTAATGTTTTCATCATTAACTAATTCTAAGAACATTTCAGGATTGTTCTGAGCAAATATTAATACATCGCGTTTAAGCTCCTTAGAAGTCATCTTAGTGACGTCAGAGCCGTACTCAGTACGTAGCACCGCCTCTGCCCTATCAACTTCTAATGCTTTAGCCGTGTTCATTGCTTCTAGTTGTAGTTCTATAATATCAATGTCGCTTTCTGCTACAGCTTCTGCGTTGTATTCTTCGTATACTAAGTTGTTTTTAGGATGGTAAATAGATAGAAACTTCTGTAGAATAACTTGTTCTTTTTCAACTAGTAGTTTTCCATTCCTAAATACGATATGACCAAGACGCTGAGGTCCTTTCATTTCGTCTACAAAAACTGTTTGTTGGTTTCTGCAGTATTTAATTTCTCTTTCCATACCTTGCTCTTCATCGAACCAGTATAGATTTTTTGATTTCAAAACATATACGGGTGGAATTTTATTTCCTTTCAACTCGTATAGTCTATTTTTAGTTTGCCAAGTGCTGGCGCTTTGTTTTTTAGTTGTCATGATAAAATAATATAATATTAAAAAAAAGACATAGGGCGGCGTTAACCGCCCTTGTCCTTATTGTTGTTTAGGATTCTTTCTTGAACAACACGAAGTTGTTAGCAGCTTGAACTACCAAGCAGCGCTCAGAAAGATAGTTGATTTCCATGTTGTCAACATTAGAAGTGACAGCACCACCAACTGAACCAGTTACCCAAGACTTAAGCTTGCGATCGTCAGTTTGACCAGCGCGGTAACGTACGTGCAAGAATGGACGACGAACGTTAGCACCAACCATTTGATCGTAAACTGAAGAAGTACCAGCAGGAATCAAAATACCTGAAATACCACCAACGTGTCCACGAGTAGAAGCATCGTTTAAGTATTTCCAGTCAGTCTTGTAGAAGTCATAAGATCCACGACGGAATCCAGTGAAACCAAGATTCAATGCCATGTCTTCAGAGTTTTCAAATACTCCATAAGCAGTACCACCTTGAGTACCAGCAGAAAGACCAGCAAGCATATCGTCAAACTTTAAGTTAGCGTTACGATCTAAGTAAAGCATGTTTTCTTCGATAGAGCCTTGCTTATCAAGTTCAGCTAATAAAACATCAAAGTCACCTAAGTCATCAGTACCATCAAACATGTCAGCATCGTCTACGATACCGCGATTCTCAATAGCGGAGAATAAACCTTCAGTACCCTCAACGTTTCCAGCTACTAAAGCACCAGAACCAGTTTCTGCTTTTTCAGCTTCAACCATTGACATCTCTAAGTAATCGTTAAAACGAGTACGAGTATCACCAGCAGCTTTCAAGTACCAAAGATAACCACCTTGTCCAGACTCGCCAGCAACTTCGATCCAACCAATTTGAGCAGTGTCAGAACCGTTGATTTCGAAATGATCTTTGATAATCATTGGACGGTTAGTGAAAGTTTTGAAGTTAGGCTCAACAGACTCAGTCATCGTGTCAGAACCTTTTTCAAACTCAGAACCATATACAAAGAACTTAACAGTTTCACTACCAGCAGCGATACCAGCTAAGTCATCAACGTGCTCAGCTCCGTATGGGCGGATAGTTAAAGTGTTAGTAGCCGTTTCGATACCAGCAGTAACAATTGCTTTGAATACTACTTGGCTAGCACCAGTTCCAACAGTTGCTACTACTGTAGCTCCTTTACGTACTGCGTGCGCTTCAGAAGCACCAGTGTCAATATTCAAAATAGAAGTAATAACACCAGTTGCAGTAGCTAAGGTACCAGTATAAGCTAAGTGCAAACGACCTTGCTCAGACCAAATAACTTGATCAGACTGCAAAGGCATTTCTGCGCTAAGCATTGCTAAGAAACCAGAAATAGTACGGTTACCATATCTGTCAACTTCCTGCTCATAAAGCTCAGGAAGGTATTGTTGTGCCCATCCATTATTTTGGATATCCAAGTAGTTGGAATCAAGGGTCATTTTTTTGTAGGCTGGAGTCACGATGCCTGCGGCAGCGGGTCCAGTAAAACTTACATTTGCCATTTTGTTTTGTTTTTAGTTTTTAGTAATTTTTTAGTTTCAATTTTGTTGTTGAACTATTTTCACCACTAATAACTCTTACTTTAGTACCACCAGCATCTACCATACCATCAGATGTAGTACGATCGACTTTGATGTTTTTAGCTTGAGCAGTCATATCTCTAACTGCATCAGCTTTACCTTGTTCGTAAAAGTGATTAGCGAGTGCATCAGCATTACGCGCAGCAAACAAAGACTTATGATAACCTTTAGCATCGCTTAACAAATTGTCTTGGCCGATAAACTTATCGAACACATTCATAACGTTGCTTTGAGCTTGCTTTGTTTCTTGCACATCTTTCACATTGAAGCGATATTTCTTTTCACCGACTTGAAAGTCAAAACCTTTGAACTTATCGTTGAAAACTTTGTTTGTTTCAGCTTGAAAGTGTTGCTGCTGTTTGGTGGTTAGTTCTTCCACCGATTTTTGTTCCTCGTTGTACCTGTTGAAAAAGTCCATAGCTTTCTGTTGATCAGGAGTCAACCGCGATCCTAACTTAAGATCTTGGTAATACTTCGACTTCATACTCTCGAGATGATTTTTAGCTTGTGCTACTTCTTCTTTGTACGCGAGCTTTTTTCTTTTTATATCCCTCTCTTCGTCCATTTCTTCATCATAATCAAATCTATCTTCGATTAAGAAGTTGAGTTCATCTGAACTTAGATGAGGCTTGGTCGCCTTGTAATATTCTAGTAAAAGTGCTTTATCGTCTAGTTTTCCGTAATCAGCATTTAACCTAGCATAGTCTTCGATTGTTCCACCAGTTTCTTTCATAAATTCAACTAGCTTTTCAATCCCTTCAGGCAAGTCAACTTGTGGTTGCTCCTGAACTACAGTTTCTTCTTGAACTGTCTCTTGTGCTGGCTCTTGTGCGATAGGTTCTTCAACTTCAGGCTCATCAGTAACCTCTTGTAAAACAGGAACATCCTCTTCTACTTTTGGTTCTTCAGGTGCCTGTGGCTCTTCTACCGTTGGCGTTTCGTTAGTATCTGATAAACCTACTCTGTAAGTTCCATCTTCTAATACTTCACTTTTAACTTTGTTTTCTTCAACCGGTGCTTCTTCAGTTGGTGTCACCTCCTGCTCTACAACTGGTTGTTCATCTTTAATTTCTTCCATGATATAATATTATATGAGTGTTTGTTTGTTTTTTTTATCTTGGTTCAAACTGCTCCAAGCCAAATCCTCCCAAGTTGTCAAACCCAGCGGATTCAAACTTCTTAGCAGGTGCATTTTGTTTTCTTTGCTCGATCATCTCAGATTGTTGACTGGCTTGTATTCTAGTCCTTTCGTCTTTGCGATCTTCTTTATACTTCTCTTTATCCTTTATCACTTGACTTTCTACATCTTTAAGCTGCATGTTTAGTTCAAATTCTTTTTGCATAAGATCAAACTTGATTTGTGCTTCTCTTTCCATCTTCTCAATTTCAAACTGATTCTTAGCTTGATGTATTTGTATCTCAGTAGACGCTAGCGATTGTTGCTTCTGCATCTCAGCTTCTGCTGCAACTCTAGATGATTCTTGATTTGCTTGAGCTTGCATCTGTATATTACGCTCTTTAAGTGCTTGGTCAAGTGCCATCTTTTTAGATTTCCTAACCTTTAGTAATTGGTTAGCTAGCTTAGTGTTTCTTATATTCCTAATATCTATAGCATCTTCTAAGTTAATAGCTTGTTGCTGCAATGCCATTTGAATATTGTTTTCTAATCTAGTCTTCTCTTCTTCGTCAGGCTCTATCTCTAAGAATATACCAAAGTCATGTAAATGTAGGTTCTTAACCTCATGAAGTGTACCAACGTTGAATCTTCCTAGAGACTGTACAAATTGGTTCTGAGTATTAGAGTATTCAAGTACATCAGAAACTCTAAGAGAGCACGCCTCTGCGGTTTTAAGAGTAAGGTATAAACCTCCATCTTGTATATGTTTAGTAGCGACGTTTGAATTTGCTGCAGCTAACTTCTGCAGCCCAACCAAAGAGTTTTCGTTTGGTGCACTACCATCTCTAGCTTCGTTCAAACCTGTCACATCCCTAATCATTTGCAAGTAGTAATTATAAGAATTAATAAGTGCAGATATTTTAGCGTTACCACCGCTGGTTTGTAGTTCTTGAATAGGTACTCTTCCATTGTTGAAGTCTCCATCCTGTGTCATTGATCTACCAATAACAGAACCAGTTTGGAAATACATATTCAATGCTTCTTGAGGGTTGTAATTAGTACCGTTACCTAAGTCAATCTCAGCAATACCATCAGCGTCTAAGTAGACACCATCTGGTACCATGCGTGACATAACCTGCTGCAGCTTTAAATGCGTCAACTGAACCATATCAGCAAACGTCATCATTCTACTTACTAACGACTCGGCAACTCCTTTATACATCCTTGGTGCTACGATGTTATAACTCATAGCAACCTTTGTTATATCAGACTTAGGACGCGTCATGTTTTCACATAGCTTCCAATCTAATAATATATCGTGACCTAATATTTTAACTCCAGAGTATAAAACCTCAATAGATCTAGAAACTCTTTGAAATCTAGCTCTTTGATCTTTAGGTGGATTAAATGTATCAGACTTCTCTATTGCTTTGTCAGCACCAGATGCAGTTTGTTTAATCTTATATGTTTGATTATTAAATGTTTTATACTCGAAGTACAATACATTGATATAATCTTTATCTTGTCGATGCTCAGGATAATAGTTGTATCTATCGTAATTAGAGCTTTGGTATTTACTTTCTAGATCTTCTAGTTGCTCTTGGGTTAGGTCAGGGAATTGTTTCTTTAATTGTGTCAAAGTAATTCTCCTAACTTCACCAACGTAGTATAAGTCATCGAAGAACGGTGACTCACTGTATGAATAAACTATATTTGCTGGATCGATATACTCGATTGTAACTCCTTCAGCTGTATTAAAACCGTTTTTAACACAAGCAATACCAAGTACAGTTAAATCGTAATCTAATCTTTTCTTTGTTAAACTATATTTATTTAAATTAAATAAGTTATCTAGTGCTTCCTCTTCTGCTATCTCTATACCTTGCTTATAATCTAGCTGCATGTGTATTGCTAACTCGTCATCATCTTGTGGTATAGTTGCTGGATCATTATTAAATGTATTAACTCCAGTCTCTTGTTGTACAGTTTCTTTAAATGTTTTAAACTGCATATCTTCCATCACCGCCTCTACGTAATCTGTTCTTTCTTTGACAGATGCAGGGTCTTGTGAGAAAGCTTTTATTTTGTATAGTCTTTCAGATATACCATTAACAACAATATCAACAAACTTAGGAATAATTGGTACAGGCTTCCAGTCTAAATTAAGATAAGACAAATCACCGTTAATAGATAATTCATCTTTGTACTTCTGAACAGACTGTTCACCTCTAGCATATAGTCTAAGCTCATGAAACCTATTCTTAGTATCATAATACCTAGAGCTACCACCGTCTCTGTCAAACCATTCCGCCTCAACTGCCTTAGCAACTTGCAGGCCGTAGTCAAAGCTTGACTTCTCCTCATCAGGCACTGCCTGACTAGGGAAAACGGATTTAGTTTTAGTTTTAATCATTACTCAATTATCTTTGATATTGCTCCTTTGTTATCAAACTTTGAAAAGCCAAAGTTCAATGTGTTTGTTTGTCTTTCTGTTTTAGGTTGATACATATGTCTATTACAAGCCATGATAGCAAGTCCAGAACTAATAGATGCGTCGTACTGTGTTCTTTTATTTATATCGAACTTAGCCCAATCGTTTAGCGTTCTATTAAATTCTATATTACCGTAGTCACCCTGCTCGTTTAAACCTACATAGCTTGATATATAACTTTCAATCGCTGATGCGTGTGCTTGCTTTATATCTTCACTAGAGTTAGGTATACCACCTATTTCTTTTTCTGCAGGTGATAACTTATTCCAAGTCTTATCAGGCCTGTTCATTGAATATCCTCTATAACCTCTTCTTTTTAAATAATACAATAAACGTGGCTTATTATTCTCTGCTAATATTGGCATGCCATAAAAAACCAAAGCCATCAATACATCTTCGAAAAATATCTCAGATGTTTGTGGTCGTGCTATGTATTCTAAAAAGAAAGTATTAGGTGGTGCATCTTCCATACTAAACTTAGTAAGTCCGTGCAGTGCACCTTTAGAACCTCTACCATCTACTGTCCCTGATATATCGTAACTATCACAACCGAAAGCTCCAATGTGTTCGTTGCCAGGAAACTTGAGTCCGTTTTTTAGTACCATCTTGTTTTGCAAGTGTGTACCTGGAACCCAAGATATATTAAACCTACCATTGTTTAAATCAGGAACAAATAAAACCCTTGAATCTTTAACTCCGTTCTCCCATTGAAAGTTTCCTTTAATAGGTCTTGCAGTCTCCTCGTTATAATCTATTTGCTCGTATATCTTTGTTAGGTTAAATATACTATTTTTTGTTTCATCTCTAAACGCATGTTCTTCAGTTCTTGGGAACTGTCTGTAAAATTCGTTTAAAGAGTCTTGATCACTTCTTAAGCCTTCAGCCTCGTTTTGCCAGTGTTCTATAACACCTAAATCTATTTCACTCCCATCAGGACCTATCACCGGTTTATTAGGAGTATTAAATACCGGGACACCATACTCGTCCATGAATCCTTCGTAGTTCCACTCCATTGGGATAAACAAAGAATAAAGACCTGAGCTAGTTTGTCCGTTCTTATTTCTTTTAGTTACGTCAGAATCGTTGTATAACTTTTTAAAGTTTGATCCACCTTTGTCTAACGCATTTGATGTTGAACCCATCATACACTTACCTATAACCCTACTACCTAACCTGAGCGTAGTCTTTGTTACTCTCCAGTTATTTAGTATATTCTCAGGCTTCTCCCACTTACCTGCCTCATCGTGTATTAGTAACGCAAGCTTCTCACCATCATAGGAGTTATCTCCTGTATTCTTCCAGTCTATAGTAGTATCAAGCCCTTGCATTTCTTCTAGACCTTCAGATGACGACATCCTCTTTCTAGTTAGCTTGCTTGCTGGAACTCGGTATGCTAGCTCTGTCTTAGGTCTATCCATACCATCTTGTATAGGCTTGAAAAAGAAAGGATAGTTTATAGAAATAGGTACAACCTTATCTGTAAACATTTTCTTTGCGTCAGCACCAGACTTTGATAATATACCATATCTAGAATCTGACTTAATCGTGGCAGAAGAAACTGTCTCACTCGATGCCATAAATGAAAAACCAGAACGTCGATTCTTCAAATAACACATACCATAAGATCTGTTATCTGCTTTGCAAGCCTCCCAAAATATAAAGAATAATCTATTTGCTTCTCTATAATCTGGCTTACCTACGTCGATCTTACTCCACTGTAGGTACATATAATGGCTACCAGTTATATACGTTGGTACACCGTTATTGTAAAACCAAAAGCCTTCATCTCTTCTTTTAAACTCTTCCTCAATGTAATCTATCCATTGTTCTTTAAAGTTATTAGGAAGATCTCTCCAATCAAATATAGACTTGATGTTACTCAAGTCTTTAGGCAATGGCTCTACGTTCCATTTGTTATTATCCCAGCGTTTAACCTCTGCTGGTTGCTTTGGCAGAGCTATTTGTAGGTTTTGTATTTCTATTATTTCACCTATTTGCCCTGTCTTGCTAATAACAATTATGTCGTGTTCTTTATTGTAGCCGTATTCCCAACTCTTAGACTTGTTAAGTCTCTTGATCGTATTAATACGTATTGGTTCTACGACTTTTACTAGGCTTTGCTCATACATGACTATTTACTTTTACGCTCAGCAAAACCACTAAAGGCTTGCTTTGTTTTTTCTACAGTCTTGTTTTCTAGCAAAGCTTTCTCTTCTTCAATCCTAGTTAATATTTCAAAGGCATCGAATATAGCAAGCTTCTTTGTAGCTGCAGCATTTTTAAGTCTATCAGCAGACACGTCTTCTTCAGTGTTTGTGATAATCTTTTCTTCTGCTACTTTAATAAGTTCCTCAACGGCCTTATACCCAGCTTCTATTATGTTGCTTTTCTTCTCCTTGATGTTCATATTTAATTGTAATAAAATCTGTTTTAAGTCTATATAGTTTTTCTTCGTCTATATTAAACTCATACTCTCCAGCTGGTCTGTAACCAACTATATCGCCTTTATCGTAAACGTCAGAATATACAACTTCACCTATGAACTCTCCAGCGGGTTTAACAAATGTATAACCTGGTAAGGCTTTCCATTGTTTATCCTTTTTATAAGCAAATACTTGATCAATAGCTATCTTATATAAATCTTCTTCTATATAACTAGTACTGTTTCTTTCTTTGCCTCTAGCATCGTGCCATCTTCTAAATACATTGTGATGCACAATTACTTCATCTTCCTCTTTAACAGGTGTGTCAAACTCAGTTGGTAAGCCAACCACTACACCTTGTCTGCTTATATAATCATGGTTAAATATTTCGGTGTTAAGTATAAGCTCTTTGTCACCGACTTTTTTAGTGTTGTTGTATCTTTCGTTTTTAGGCTTTATTAAAAAATAAAAAGTGCCTTTCATTAATACTCTAGGTTGTACTCAACAGAGACTGCCATGTTCTTGTTGAAATCTTTCCAAGGTAGAACTTCTTCGTTCTTCCTTATATAGATACTATACTTAGTGTCATCTTCGACTATATCACAGATGGTATGCCCTCCGTAGACCTCTTGGCCCACGGAGTAGTGCATAGCATCGTTCTTATAATCTCTCCCTACACTAATCTTTCGGATTAGCTTCATCTTCTACTTCTTTGATAGTACCATCTTGGATGTTGATACTAACCTTACCGTACTCTTCCTCTAGTTCGTTTTGGAACTCATTAAGTTCTTTACGTACCATAGGAATCGAACCGATAATGTCGTACTTCCTAGATTCTACTTGACCCAACTCCATTTGTAATTGGTTGATTTGGTTTACTAGTCCTTGCAACTTCGTAAGTTGCTCTTCTTTGATTTTGTTTTCCATAATAAAATTTTAATGTTTGGTTTTTAACTTATATATAGTATTACTCTATTTTACTATTTTTTACTCTTCTGTTGCTTCGGTAAGTCCTAGCTCAGTTAAAACCCAATCAGTTACATGGGTATCGTCTGTTCCCCAAAGGTCGTATTGTTCTTGAGGGAATTGAAGATTACCTTCTAGTAAGTTACCAGATGGGTAATATTCTGTTTCTCCTTCTTCGTTTTCTCTACTACCTTGAGAATGTAAAGACCAATAGATAGTAATTCCGTTGGTCGGTGAAATACTAAAGCCGTTAGCTGTTACGTTTAAGTACTTAGCAGTTCCTTTAGTTGGGATTGTTAGTTCGTTAATTTCGATCATGATGTTTGTTTTTTATAAGTTTGTTTTTATGTTACATTTGTTATTATTCCACCATTTATTTCTAAGGTTATAGGTGGATTTGGAGAGGGTTGTTGTATGGTTACATTTCCAGTATAACCTTGAGTACCATTATGGTAGAAGTCCCCATCTGCATTAATATCTCCGCTTACATCTGCGTCGCCATTCACTTGAAGTTCCTCTCCGCTGTCAGTTGTCTTACCAATCAATAGATTACCACCAGCTGTCATAGCCATGTGGGTAGTTAGCCATGAACCCCAACTAAATAAATATCTATTAGTAAGTGGTCCGTTGTTGGCATAGGTACGAGCATTAAAGTGCATTGCTGCACCAGCACCAGCGGCGCTAGGATAAGATGTATCATCTACAGCAGCTACAAAGCCACCACCATAAACACCACTAGGGTATCTATTTGTTCCTCCGTTGTATCCGTATGTTGCCGCTTTATAGAAGAATATAGGTAAGAATACATCGTTAGCACCACCCGTAGCATTAGATACCGTGAAGTAGTCATTTGGTGTACCTGTTCCTCTAATGTCTAAGGCGATCGTATCAGATGTTGGAGTAATGTCAATCTTACTCTTAACTGCTCTTGCCGTACCGTTGACGTGCAATTTTGTAGTAGGACTTGTAGTTCCAATACCAACTTCTGCATTACCATTAATAAAAATAGCTTGAGACGTAGAACTATCTTGAATACCAATAGACTTAAACGTTCCATTTACGTGCAATTTTTGAGATGGACTCGTAGTACCAACACCTACGTTACCATCGCTGGTGATACGTGCTTTTTCAGAATTATCTACTTTAAACTGTATAACGCTACTACTATCCGTATTAGAAGCGTCCGCACCAACGGTTAAGTTACCGTTAAATGATTCAATTCTACCGCTTC